CGAAGGAGCAGTCGTGAGGCGCATCAAGCACGCTCGCGGTTCTACAGCGTCAAGGCCGGTGCGGCAGACTTCGTACTGCCTGAAGTGGTGGAATCGAACGATCTGCTGGCCCTGCTGGCCGTCGCGAGGGCGGCGGAGAAGGATTTCAAGCAGGGGCGCGTAAGACTGGGCGACACATGGTACGCCATCTGCGAACTCAACAAACCGGTGAAGAAATGACTGACACCGCCCGCCGCGACCTGATTAGACCTGACGGCCCCTGTGTGCGCGACTTCGCCAAAGAGCGCATCGAGTACCTGGAACGGGCTTTGAAGGACGAGCAAGATCGCTACGATGACTTGCGCAAACGCGATATCAAGGAGAATGAAGTGAACAAAGGATTTCAGTGTATCAAGTGCGGTCAGATATACCGCAAGCCTATGGCTGAAGACACGTGCTTCAGGTGTTGGCCTGACGAAAGCGAACAGGACGCTCAAAGCGGAGTACGTGCAACAGCGTACTGGTTCATAGGTGCTGCCGTCATTGTCCTGGTTCTGTTAGTGGCGTCGCTCTATTCCACCACTGCGCACGGTGCTGAGGTCTACTTGCAGGGCGGACTGGCTTACCAGTTCCGACACCCCGCGTGTGACATCAACGGGCATGTGGCAGAGTATTGCCGGTTCGACAGAACGGAGTATAGCCCCATGCTGGGGCACGTGGAACTCGGCGTAGCTCAGTCCATGGGCCGCTGGCAAGGCACTGTGTACGCACGTCACGAGTCGTTGCCGTGTACCGGCAAGGACTACGGAGTGGATCAAGTGGGCGTCAGCCTGCGCGTACGGCTGTGGGGAAGGCCATGAACCGCTACCAGCGAAGGATGTTGGTACACGCCAACCACCAATCAAACATGCTGTCGATAATCGCACGAGTTGCCGTTAGTAAGTATCTCCTCCATGGAAGCTATGAACAAGCCGAGCTATCTGCGCTAAGGTCTACCGCTCAACGCGAGTTCATCGCGGCCATTGAAACGACCAACAGGCACTGGTATGAGTTGACTCTGCCTATGCTGTGGCAGCGTTTGCGGGGAAGGCCATGAGCAACGCAGTTACGATATTGACCGCTGTCCACGACCAACTGACCGATGCCATCGTGAAAGCTAGGCAGCGACTTGAACCAGAGGTCATCATGTTACCGCTGATGCCCGGAAACCCGACTCCAGAGGAGGAGCGTGCATACTATAAGGCCGAAGAGGAGGCGCGTCGGGTGGTGCACAATCAGGTCTACGACATTGAGTACCAGAGCGAACATCCGACTGGGTTCCGGAATCCGTATACAATGACCTACTTCTACTGGCCGCAACTGGCCGGGCTGCAAAAGGTCAATGTCCGGTTGCTGCGGTACATTGAGTTGGAGAAGACCCATGAATGAGGTGCCACTCGCCCAGTTGTTGCGTCGCCTACGCGTCTTGCCCAACGAGTGGCGCGCGCTGAGCCTACTGGAGCAGTACGTCAAGGCGCGCGACGTGACGTGGTTCATGTGGTCGATGGTGTGGAGCGCGTCGGCCTTTGTGGCGGGGTACGTAGTGGGGAGGAATCCATGAGGCATCGCGATCGTATCTGTGATAACTGCAAATTTGCCGAACGTGATTACATCATCACAGCGTGGGAACTCATGGGCCCTGAGCAGCGCTGGTATTTCTGTCATCGTCGCTCACCCAGCGTCAACTTTCACCCTAGCTTTGGCAATCTTGGCATATCCGGATTCCCGCGAATCACCGGTGATCAGTGGTGCGGGGAGTGGGACCGATGAGAAAGATGGTGCGCATACAACTTGAAGATGAGGAGTGGTATCCAGTTGCGACTCCGTATATTAAGCGTGGGCGCAACACGTTTCTGGTCCCACGTGCTTTGTACAATGAATACGAAGCAGCCGTAAAAGCATTCCGAGCTGTGGAGCAAAAGCTGAGGGATGCGTGGGACGTAGAATTTGCTGCTGTGGAGAAGGACGAATGAACTTAAAACGTCGCCTCCAGCCAAGGTCCTTCCGCTGACTCGGAAGCGCCCGCGAAAACGGTCACCGTAAACCACCACGCGCCGCCCGCTGGCAGTGGCACGGTCATTTTGGTGCCGCCCGTGTCCTCGCACTGGCTATGCTCCCGCGCCGGGGCGCGTCCGTAGTACACGCAGGCTCGCGTCAGGTCCTGTGGGGCTAGTGGAGTGTCGTCCTCTCGCTCCGTGGGCTGCGTCCAGCGCACGTCGGCTGCGTACGGCGCAGCCTGAGCGGGGTTCACGGCAGGCGGGGCCGAACTGCCGCCCCCGGACGAACACCCCGCCAAGAGCGCGAGGCTAGTGAGCCAGCGCCCCATTGTCCCGCGCTTGCTGGAGTATCGCCCCTAGTTCGGAGGTGTCGGCGAGGCAGGAGGTGCTGAGGGTGTTAGCAGCCGCGATAAACGAGCTGATTGCTGCTTGAAGTTCTCCAGCGCTGCCGGAGCCTGCGGGGGCACCGCCAGCGACGGCGGGATCACCCATGGTGCCGGGCAGAAGGTTGCGACGTAGCGCGTCTTGAATGACTGACAGGCTGACAGCGATGCTATCAGTAGTATGCTTGCCACTAGTAACCAGTTCCTCATGATACTTCTCCGCATTGTGTTGCGCCTCCTGCTGCTTCAACTCCATCTCGCGCGTCCGCGCATTGGCCTCATCCACCACCATCTGCATAGCCGCTTCCGCTTCCGTCTTGCCCCGCTCGTGGGCTTCGTCGATCTTGCCGCGATACCAAAAGAACACCAACGCCGCAAGCACGACCACCAATCCCCATTCAATCAACTTGATGTATGGCTTCACTACGTCTGGAATCATGGCGTCAATCCTTGTAGCTGCGAATCCGCAAATAGTGACCAATCAAACTGCTCAGCACAAACACGTGCAGCAGCATACCCACCACCATGAAATACGTCCTCATACGTTGTTCCGTATGGCGAACGAACAGGCAATGGACTCAGTGTCCGGCGTGTAGCTCCAGTTCTGTGTGCCCGTAGCGCCAGCCGCCGCGATTTGCTTGTAGGCCACCGCCGTGCACTGATCACCGCTGTTCTCCGGCACCGTATACCCGGACGGCGTAGCGGTCACAGCGCCACCACCGTTGTCCACCGTGACAGTGACGAAGTGCAGCGCCTTGGCCGTGCCCGTGGTGATGCTGTTGCTCGTGGTCGTGCCGCCCACCGTTGAGTTGATGTTGGTGTTGCCACTGGCCGGAGTCACGTCATAGATCACACTGGCATGCGGGTCTTTGATGCAGATAGCCTTCAGCGTCAGTCGCACCGTGGCGGAGTAGTTGAACGAGAAGTTGCTGCCCTCCGCGCCCGTGAGGCGGCGGGAGAATATCGCCACGTCGCTACCGCCCGTGCCTTCCTGCTGGTCGGTCAGGTCTTTGGCGAACGACGTAGCACCATTGTTGTCGCTCCATGTCCCGGCTGTATTGCCGCTGGCAATAATCAGGATCACGTCGCCAGTGATCGCGCCGGATGGCTTGGTGACGGATAGCGTGTTGGCACTGGCCGTCGTGGCGCTGGACGTGCTGCGCACCGACGTGTCCGGCGTTCCACCACCACCTCCACCACCACCTCCGCCCACGCCGTACTGCGTGGGGCGTGTGGTGTAGATCAGTCCCGCGATGCTATTGATGTACGGCACCACGTCGCGCAACCACAGGATATTGGTACTAGTGGGTGCGGGGTCGTATTCATTCACGTACCAGATGAAATACCGCACCTTCATGGTCGGCATCACGTAGGGCTGGCCGTTGCTGGCACCACCGGAGTACAACCAACCCGTGGCCGTGTAGCCGTAGTACTCGGACTCGAACAGTGACTTGGCGGTGAAACTGGTGGCCACAAAGGACTGAAACTGCGCCTCTACCGCCCACGGAATGCGGTCGCGGCGATCCGTGTACACACTCGCGCCAGCGATATCGAGTCCCGCGAACATGCGGTCGGCCTGTGTCACGGTCGCGGGGTACACGTCCGGCCCACCCACCGCAATGGCGTAGGTGTCACAAGTGGACAGTAGGTCGTCCATGTACAGATCGATAGCGGTTCCGGTGCCGGGGTATAGGTCATTGGCGCAGCACCGAATCTCTGTGGTAGCGAACGCGGTGCGCGCGGCGATGAGATAGCGCTTGAGTTGCGTCAGCCAGTCCAGTTGCGTGAATGTGCCAGTACCGTTAGGAATGCTGATCGCGGTCTCGCCGTTTCCCCACATGGTGAGCGTCGGGTTGCTGTCATACCGCGCGGCATACGCTTGGGTCATTGCGATGTAGCGATCCATCGTCGCCGTTTCCCACACCTTCGCCGTCGTGCTGCTGTAGATCGTCGTGCCGCTGTGGTAGATGATCTGCGTTCCGTAGCTCGCCCCGTTCACGATGTAGTCCGGGAATACATCGTTGAGCTGCCCGAACCCTCCGTCCACCCTCGACTCGGCACGAACGATGACTTTCTTGCCGATAGCCGCTGCCGCCGCAAGGATGGTGTCCATGGCGGCGAACCCCGCCGCGTAGTCACCGGCTGTGGCACCTTCCAGCGCCTTCCAGTAAGGCGATATCAACACGCCTTTGATATTGGAGTTTCCGGCCAGCGTGTTGATGAACGTGACGTAGGCAGCGGTGTAGTAGTCGATGCGGTAGCCGCTGAGGAACGTGGCGTCGTAGGGCGGCACATACCACGCGTAATGTCCGGGGTTGAACTTGATCCCCGCGCCGCGCAGGAACGTTGCGTCTGCCGTGACAGATTCGCTCATCACTTTGCGCGTGACCTTGCCTGGATACTTTGCCGACGGGGTGTCCGGCACCGTCAGCGCTTCCGACAGCACCTTGGTGAGGATGCGGTTGCCGACCGTGAAGTCACTGCGCTTGTAGTAGCGGACGACCATTTACTGATCCGGCTGCGACTTGCTGTTGGTCACGCCTCGGTTGATGGTCAGTGCGCCCAGCACCACGTTGGCGGCTTGCCAGTATTTGGCGTGGCCGGGAGAGATGAGGTCTGGGATCAGCACCAGACCCGACACGATGACGGACAAAGTGCCGAGCACCTTCGTGCCGTGATCGACCCATATGGACCAGATGAACTTCAGCGTTTCCATGTCGTCTCCTTATAAATCCGCGCACATCGGTATGGCGTACGCAAAGCCTCGCAACGCCTTGTAACTGTCTTGCAACCGCTCCAGTTCTTCCTGCAATTGGTCACGGTCGCGTGAGCCGGGCTCGGCCTTACAAAACTTGCGCTTGGTCTCACGCAGCTCCCCGGCTTTGCTCTTGACCAATTGCTCAATAAGCAGCGATTCGATGCGGCTCACCTGTGCCCCTACTTTTGTCTGCTCGACCCTGATCGGCTTGATGGCTTCCTGAATCTTCGCATCCAGGGCATCCGCTTGCGCGAAGCCGCTGAAAAAAGCAGGAGCAAGACCGAAGGCCAGCACCGTGACAGCGCACAGACCGCCGAACGTAGAGCACAGCACCAACCCCACTCGCACGCGCCACTGATATTGCTTTTTAGGATCAGCGTTCATGCTAGGTATCAACGCCCCAGCAACTGCAGCGAACCATTGCGCGAGTACACCCATCGATATAAACCTCCTGCGTTGTCACGTTGTCACGGAGGGCGGCAAACACGTGGCCGACTCAGTGATGGTAAGGGTCAAGTCATAGCTGCTGCCCATGGCGTTGCGCAGTTCGTTGAGTGCGTCGCGGCTGCGGAACACGCCCCACACGCCGTTCTTCTTCCGCTCCTTGCCCGGCGCAATGCAACCGCGCAACTCGCTGGCGTAGTTGGCGGAGTGGATCAACACCGTGGTACGCGCGATGCCGAGCATTGGCTTCGGCACGTCCTGATCCCAGTGGTACACCTGTAGCACGGGGTTCACGAGCGCCCACACCTTAGGGTGCGACTCGCTGTTGTGCGGCACCAGCTTGTAGATGCCAGCGGGCACGCAGCTCACGCCCTTGGTCCCGGCGATGGACAGCCCGCTGGCGATCCATGGACGCTCCAGCGTCTGCCACCGATAGTCGTTCACGCTCAGTGTGCCCAGCGTCACGGTTGGATCACGGAAGTCGCGGGTGAGAAAGAGGTTCATACCCCGGTCACCTGCATTGCATAAACAGTCACTCCGGGGGATACAGCAGCGCCACTGATTGCTGGCCCTATGGCATTTCGATAAGGTGAGCTAGGCATTGTCCAACTGCCTACAAAAGTTTGTAGGCTTCCAACATTGCCGCTAAAGCCTCCCAAGTACACGCCGTCCGTGTAACTGGTAGGGGTCCAGAAGCGCGCGGCAAAAATATCCATGGTCAGTGTATGACCTATGCCGGGAGAGTCGCACTTGGCAGTAAAGTATCCAGACAGTTTCTGTCCGGGACTCATAGGGAAGTAGTTTGACCCAACGTCTTGCGCGTTGGTCAACGGGTTGAGAGGAAACAACTGAGGAAAAAATGCTGAAGAGGGTGGCAGATAAGCTAGCCCTCGCCCCGTGTACAACCCGTTAGAGTTGCTTAAGAACGCTCCCGGTTGCACAGACTGCAGAAGCCAGTACCTGGATGTAGCATAGGTAAAATCGCCATCAGGCAAAATCTTCGCGCCTCGATACGCCGATGGCGCGGGGTATGGAACTGCGTAAAGTCCATACGTGCTAGGGTTAAATCCGCTTTGTGCACTGTTGGTGACGGCTCTGACAGCATACCAGTACGGCGAACGCGGGTCTGCCAGCAGGTCGAGTTTATCCGTCAGTCCCTGCCACACAATACTATTGACTGCCATATCCGACGAGACACTGCGCGCCAACTGATACTGCGCATACAGTGGCATCACTATCGGCACGTCCCAATCAAAGCGCAAAAACCCTTCGTCTGGAACTACGGTGAAATTCTGCGGGACCCCCGGCGTAGTCCCGTTAGTGGCGGGCAGCGGCGTAAGGCTCGGCAAGTTCTCGTCATTCGTCGTCAGGTCCGCCCAGTCCGTACTCTGCTCCTCACCGAAGCTCACTGACACACTGCCGTCATCATTCAGCGTGTAGCCCAGCAGCCGAAACGTCTTGCTGGTCCAGCCCAGTGATGCGTAGTTGAGTATGCCGGTCTCGAACATCGCGAGGTACTGGAACTTAGGCCCCAACTTGCCGGTCACGTGAATGCCGTTGCGTGACTGAATCAGGATCGCTTCAGCCTTGCGCTGCGCCTCGCTCTCGTCGTTACATCCAGGCTGATCGATCTCCACCGTAATCCGTTCGCCGCCGTCCACCGCGATGTACGTATTGTTGTAGCGGGTGAACGACGGTACGCGCTGCCAGTTGCGCATCGGATCGTAGTACCACGCGGTCACCGCATTCCAGCGGCCCTCTTGCCGGGGAGCCACGGCCTGAATCGACAGCGGACCGATCCAGTCGGTTTGGTTAACGGTGAACGTTGGCGTGCTCCATCCGCCCGCGTAGAAGTTCCATACCCCGCCCTGCTCGAACGCCTTGCCGAGCGCGGAATACAGAAGCTTCGCCACGTTGTCCTCAAACAGCGTCGTGCATTCCAGCTCGATGTTGTTGGTGTAGCGCTGCTGGTAGTCCACATAGAACGAGGAACTGGCTGTGTACAAGTCAGACATGAAGTAGAACGACGCATTGACCGACGCGGCGACGGTGTAGTAAATCTTACCGTTGAAGATGAACTTCATGTACGCACCGTCATAGTCGATGCGATAAGTGTTGGTGCCGTTGGTGCGCACGTCAGCTGCCGGCACGGTGGCCACTACCGTGCCCGCCACGTAAGCGCGGATAGGCGAGGCGCTATCGTTCAACTCCCAGCAATAGTCCATGTACGTGTAGGTGTAGTCGTGCGAGCCGGGAGAGCCGGGGGCGATGGTGGTGAGTCCGGCAAAGCACCGCAACTGCCCCGCCACGTCCATCACCTGCATGCTGCCTTTGCTCATGCCGACGGTGCTGGCCACGCCGACACCAGACCCCGTGCTGCCGCCCGTGCGCGAGCAAAGGTTGCCGGAGATGGATGCGTTGGTGGACGCGGCATACGTGATCCACGGACTGGCCGATGGCACGCCCACCTCGCACACCGCTGCGGCTGCGGCAACCGTGGTCCAGTTGATATCCGTGGTAGGGTCCGCCGCGCCGCCGCCCATGCGCTTGTCGAGCATCGTCAACGTGGCGGCATGCAGGATGGGGTTGTTGGTCCACGACCACGTGCTCTGCGTCGCGTAACGGTGCGATCCGCTGCCGCCATTCGTCGTATCCTTGCGAGGGTCATAGCACTTCATGCCGTGGACAACAAAGGATATGGGCGGCAGACCGTTGGGGAATATCGTAGCGTTGAAGTTCGCGGTCACGGCCGCGTAGGTCATGCCCAGTCCCTGAAACGTGGCGGGGAATGCCGTGCCGTCCACAGTGTTGAGAATGTAATCGACCGCTTGGGTCGCAGTGCCCGTGTAGCGACGGATCATCAGCTGTCGATCCCCGACATACTTGCTCGGCCCCGTGAGCACACTGCCCGCGCTCAGCGTGCCGGAGAGTGTAGTGCTGATGTCCTTGTTCGCGATCAGGGTCTGCTCTACGTACACGTCAGCAAAGCTATCGCATTCATGCGTCGCCAGCGTCTGTATACGGTGAGTCCACGCGCCGGGATACACGACACCTGTGGTGGATGTGCCGGACGTAGTGATAGGAGGAAGCGTGTGCATACCGGCGACGTTGACGGTGCCGAACAGGAGCTTGGCGGGGGTACGTGTATCAGCAATAGCTTGCGTACGAGGGGCGCTGGCGTACTTGGGTGCCTTGGGTGATAGCACCTTGAGCACGGTATTGATCAGCAAGGCATCGGCGATGTAGAACAAAGTCTGCACGACCGCGAAGCCTACGGCTCCGAGACCTGCGACCCATGTGCCAATAGCGGCTAAGGCTGGTGGCACTAGCCGACCCTCCAGCCACAAATGGCGCGGCGCATGTTCACGCGCTTCAACCCGTCCGCGTGCGGCGCAACGATCTGTTGCCCCTCGTACACCGCCAGTCCGTAAGGGTCGCCCTCATCATCCGCGTACAGCACGATGTCGCCCTTGGTGCAGCGGTTGATGGGGTAGGTCTTGGGGCCTAGCCAGCGCGAGACCGTGGCCTTGAGGTCCAGCAGCGCGGCGTCCTCAGCACTCGCATACACTGCCGCGTCGCGCAACTCTTGCGCCAATCCCGTCTCGCACTGTGCATCGATGCACTCCGCTGCGAACGTGCCGCAATCATGCGTGCCCCATACGAACGGCTTGGCAAGCGCGGCGACCATGACGGCATCCAGTCGCGTCTCCCATCCTTGTGTCTTGCGCACGGTCAGAACCCTGCCCAACCGCCGGTGTCGTAGCCGGAAGCCGGGGCGGGTGGCGGTGCAAGGCCGCTGAGCACCTGATCCTTACCACCCCAGTTGCTCTGAAACCCCGGAATCTTCGTGACGTACTTAAAGAACGTATCACCACTGTAGGTCTGCGCTAGATACTCCTCGGTGTAGAACGCGTTAGCGGCTTCGCGCCGGATGCGGCTCTCACACTCCACCTCGTAATAATTGCCGCGCTCCGCATCGCCCAGCTTCACATCCACCTTGTTGATGTAGCCCTTGAACGCCTGCTGCGGGGTGCCGACAATAGTCGATGAGCCGCTCAGTGCGGCGCGATAAATGCGGACTTCCTTGTTGAACAGCGCTTCTGTGAATGGCTCGTACATCTGCGCGCTGTTGAGCGCCGCCATCCATAGGCGCGCGCCTTTGGGCTTCAGTTCCGTATCCTCGCGGATGGCTTCAATGCCGCCGAACCCGCCCAGCGGCGTGTAGGTGTTGGTGCCATCTGTCAGGAACCGCATGCCCGTCGCTGCATACAACGTGCTGCTGTTGAGCGCGACTTTCACAAGGATCGCCCACGACACTTGCGTCGCCGCATTGGCACTGGTCACGCTGGTGCTGGTATCACGGGTCATTCGTACACCTCATCAAGAGTGAGCGATAGGTCGTTGTACAGTCCGTACATGTTGTCCCACCGCAGCTCACTGATACGGAACTTGCCCATGGGGTTGCTGAAGATCACGGGGTCATTGACATTCGGGCTACGGAACAACGCGGGGCGGAACTGTGCGTACGCCTTGCCCGAGCCGTTGCTATTGATGGGCGCGGTGAGCTGCTTCAACTCGCCGTTGATGGAAATGAAGTCCCCGGCGTACCCTAGGCCAGCCGTACTAGTGGGTAGTGCCAGCAGGTTGCACCCGTTGTTGCCGCCCCATGTGCCGCTGTCCACCAGTGCGCAGCGGGAGGCGGATGTGTGTGCGATGCCGAAGTAACCGCCCGTTGCTGTTGCGCCCACGGATTCAAAGCCTATATTCATTGATGTGGTCGTGGCGATGCGCATGCCATAGGCGATGCCGCCCAGTGTCGCAGAGGTCGGGGCAACGGTGTCCATACGCACGCCGTAGGTCGGGGCGTCGTTGGCACCGATAAAGAACCCGCGCCCCACATAGGCCGCCGATGCAACGGTGGTGATGGCCTGCTTGATCGCGTATCCGTTGCTCGCGCCCGTGCGTGTGAGCCGGGCGATCTGATCCGCCACGGTAAAGTCCGGGGCTTCCGAGGAACTGATCGCGGTCCAGCCGCTCGTGCTACTCACAAAGTGCGGATTGGTCAGCAGCTCCGTGTTCGGAAAGCTGCCGCGCTGCACGTAGCCGGGGTTGGCGTATACCGTGGCATAGCCGCCCTGTGCGTTCTGCAACAGCGACATCAGCTTGGCTCGCTCTGCCGTGCGCAGCATGTACTTGCGCTTGATGCGCCAACGCGGATCACCAAAACTCACGCGCTGCGCCACGCCGCGCCCTTGCGACGGCATGTGTGTTACGGTCAGGTCGTCAACCAGCTCGAACTGCTCCGGGGTGACGGGCGTGATATCCGGGGTGAGTATTGACTCGACAGTCATCAGGTCAGCCTCCCGAAGCCATTGCGATACAGCGAGCGTTCTAGTTCTGTGCGCTGCTTGCGATTGTTGATCTGCATGGCGTTGTAGAATTCCTGTCGCAGCTGCGCGGCGTCGTCTGACTTGGCCTGGATCACAATGCTACTGGTGGTGGATACATTGGGCGCTGCGCCACCGCCAGCAAACGCCATTTGCCGCTGATTCATCACCTTGCTGCCGCCCGGAAGCCACACGTTCTCCGGACCCTCCTCGCCCAACGTGGTCCAACCGGAAGCGGAACCACCACCTGCATTGTGACCAAACAAAGTGCCTAGAAAGCTAAAGGCGCTCTTTACGAACCCTCCGCCACCACCAGAACTACCACTGCCGCTGAAAGCGTCCTTAATGCTGTTGCCGATGTTATCGATCGCGTTGAACAACGCCTTCTTGGCGAGTTCGGCAATAATGAAGCGTACAAGGTTTCCGATAGTCAACTTGCCATTCTGCAGCATGTCAGCGAAGCCGCTCTTGAACGCGTCCACAAAGGCGTTGACTCCTACGATGGCCGGGTCCCAAGCATCGAACAGGTGCTTGCCGAGCGCTGCGGCCATTTCGTCGGCATCGTTCATGGTCTTGATTAAATCGTCCATCGCCTTCTTGGGTTCTTCCAAGCTGTGCGTGACACCGGCATCCCCAAAATCTCCGCGCATCAACTTGAAAGGCGTTAAATCGCCGTTATCGGCCAGCTGATGGTCGCCTCCGGTATTGCGCACAGCAGCAGGGTCCATGCCCTGAATCTGCTTCATCAAAAATCCACCAGTGTCGTCTTGAAGAATCGTAGCCCGCAGCTCTTTGTTGACGCGCTCTGATTCTTTGGCAGCGGCCTCAGCCAGACGCCGAATCGATTTCTTGTCTTCATCAGAAAGCACGTGAGGGGTGGCCTTGATGAAGTCCAGCGATATGCCGCGAGTATCGGCAGCGGCTTTTTTCTTTGCGGCATCCAACCCGCCCAGCTTGGCAATGTCGGACGTCACGGAATCAGATACTTCGACCGGACGGAAATTACCGATGCCTGTCTTGGCGTCAAATAAGGTGAGCGCGGCTCCGATTTTCGAATAACCCTCAGTCGCTTTGACTGTGATATTCGCAAGCGCCTCAATTACGGGGGCCAATGCTTTGACAGCAAGCGCCGCCCCAGCGGTGATGGCTCCGAAAATACCTTTTACAGCATCAGCAAACGCCGGGTCTTTAACCGTAGCCGCTACCTCATTGATTCCGGACGCCAACGGACCGACGTTGGTTTCCAACAGTTCGTCAAACACATTCTTGAGGTTCTTCAACGCACCTTCGAATGTATGGACATCGGCAACCGCTGCCCCACTGAACCGTTTTTCAATCAGCGAAAGAATCAAGTCCATCGATCTTGCAGAATCACCCGTCTCGCTGAACGACTTGATGAGGTCTTTTTGGGCAGCTGTCAAATTGATGCCAGCTTGGCGAAGTAGTCGCATGGCGCTTTCCGGCGCGGCCATGGCTCGCGCAAGAATATTACCGGCAGACGACAGGTCTATGCCCATTCCAGCCGCAAGGTCTACGGCTGCCTGCTGAGCACGTTTGAAGTTGTCCCCAGTGATAGTTCCGAATCGTATCAGAGTAGCCTGCAGATCACGCACCGCTTCATCGCTGAACCGAGTGCTGTTCTGTGTCGATACGGCAAAGTCATTCAGTTGTTTGCGTGTGACGCCGAGCGTGTCACCGAATGCCTCGAACGCGCGGTTGAAATGTGCGAGTGATTGTTCGGCCTCTGACGAGTTGCTGATGATGCCCTTGAACAACGCACCCGCAGAAGCGATGCCGATAAACCCCAGCAATGCGGTCTTCATGCCGCCCAGAGACTCAGTGACTTTTTGCAACGGAGCCGTGGCTTGGTCCGTTGCCTTAATCACCAGCTCAATGATGTTATTTGCCATCGCTGTAGATTTCCTTAGCCACTATGTTGCTGAGCACATCGAACATCGCTATCGTCAGCGCGGGTTGCTGCAATGCGCATGTGTCGTCCGGCCACGAGGTGCGCCAGATACCTTGTCCCGTCGCCGCGTGACAGCACTTCCATAATCTCAGCCAGCTGTCCACGTCCAGTCCGCCCTCCAGCGGGTCGACGGGTTCCGCGAATGGCGCCAGACCCGCCATCAGCCGCTGCGCGATCTGGCCTACGCTTTTGGGGATTTGGGCGATGCACGCGTGACCAACTCCATGGCCGCGCTGGCGATGACGGATGCGAAGTAGCTCCCACCCAACATCTCCTCCAGCGTCACGTCACTGCCGTCGGCGGCACGGATACCCTTAACGGATACCGCGTACCGTTTCAGCAGGTCAGCGAGCACCTCGGCTTGATCCGCGTCCTCCGGCAGCTTCCGCAGCCGGAGCGCGTCGCCCAGTTCCAGCGGACGCATCACCACTTCGACCTCGTCACCGTCGAAGCTGCCCTTGTAAATCACATTGCGTAGATAGCCACTCACTTTGATCCTCCTGTTAGAAGCCCGCGATCCATGTGGTCACGGTGGTGAACTGAATCGAATAGAAGCTCGTGGGGTCGAGCACCGCGCGCCCCGTGAACGGCACCGACACTTCGCCCGGACCGCTGACCGAGGGCTTGAAAGCCGTCACCTTCAACTGCGGAACGTCGATGGTGAGCGTGTTGTAGTACCCACTCTGCACCGCGCTGCGTGTGTTCTGGATCGTCACCAGCAACCGCGCCTGCGTCTCCGCCGTGAAGTTGTTCAGCATCGTGCGGTCGTTGAAGTAGAAGTTGCCGTTGACCGTCACTTCGCGGAACCCGGTGCGGCTGTACTTGAACGGACTCAGGGTGCCGTTGACGGTGTAGAGTGCATCCACGTTCTCATTGATCGTGATGGTCATGTCCGCCGCTTGCGCCATAGCCGCGCCGCCGTAGCTGATGGACGTCACGTTCCAGGGGAACAGCACGCCCACGTCTGCCGCGTCCGGTATGACCGACAGTGAACCAACGCCGTTGGGGCTGCGCGCGCCGCCGTTGGCGGTGAGCTTGCCCTTCAGGAACTGGCCCTGACCGATGGTCAACTCCAGTTGCCCGAACTGCACGTCATAGAACGACTCCGCCGACGCGGCGTCGGTGAACTGCTTGTAAAGCGTCCACGGGGCTTTGACGTAGGTGCTGTCGTAGTCCTGTGTGTTGGGCAGGAACGTCAGCGTGCGGATTGCAGCGGACGTGACCGAAGCGGGCGACCAGTTCACCGCTGTGGCCAACGCCACATGCAAATTGCGTGGCGTCAGCTCGAACTCAATCGTGCCCGCGATCTTGGCGATACCGCTGTACACCGCGCCCTGCTCGAACCGGCCAACAAGGTTCTGGCTAACCAGCTCGTCCTTCTCCAGCCCGACACTCTCGCTCGTCAGTGCGAACCCGTGGAATGAACCGGCAGCGACAACAGCGGTACCACCCGCAGCCTGTCGGGCCAGCCCGTACTTGATTTGTGCGCCATAGCTCATTCGTGTTCAAACCTCCTAAGTAACTGTGACTGGAACTTCGACCGTGAAACTGATCACGGCTGCTTTGAAAAACGCATTACCTTCTGCCCGGTAATTGGCATAGGTGACGGAAAACGGATCGGCGGTCACCAGCATGGTGCCGCCAATGGACGTATCGGACAGGATCGCCCCGACGACCGCAGACAACAGTTTCTCGGTCTTGCGCTCGCAGTCCGCCCCTGACGTGGAACTGGTCTCGGTCACCACCACGTCGATACTCAGTCGGTGCATGCGGAACCCACTGGCCACGCCCAGCGTGCGCGTGTTGAAGTCGTGACGGGTCTGGTAGATGCCGACCCACGGGCACCGTCCACCATCCAGGTTCATGGGCTCGTTGCTTTCCACGCGCGCGCCTGTGCTGTCCACCGTAGGATCATTGAGAATCTGAGTGACCAGCGCGGCGGTGACTGTGGACGTGTCGAGCACCTGGATCGTCACAACCCGGCTCCTTTGATGCTGGTGGCGATGTACGCGTCATAGATGCGCTGCGCGTAGTCAATGGCGGTACGTTCTTCTGGTAGCATCTTGCGCTGAGGAACGCGCGACGTGCCGTTCTCGTGCACTTCGGCGTAATCAAAACCTACACCAGCCTGCACAAAGATGCTTACTTGGTCGTTGTCGTAAGCCGTGTGCATCGCCTTGTCGCGAAGGTTACCAGTGTCCTGAAGAATCTTGGCAGTCGGATCAAACCGACGGTCTTTTCCTTTGCCATGCCATCGCCCACCTAACTTCAGCGGTTGCCAAGGCTTGCCCTCCGGAGTGCTCTGGTTATGAAACCCACGGAACCACAATGAGTTGAGCTGAGCCGCCAATTTTTGATTGGCTGGCGCACGGTTCTTCACCGACCCGGCCACCTTTTGCAGCGCGGCCAGCGCCTCAGCGGACTTGACTTCAACGCTAATCAAAGTCCCGCTCCTGCTGCGCGTCGTACTGTGCGGCGCTGCTGACGCTCCAGTTGATCGGGTCGTCCGGCCCAAAGGCGCTGCGATACTCCGTGTTGCTCCACGCCTGCACCACGTTGTCCGACAGGATCACGCCGCTGGATACCAGCGACATGCTGCCGCAGACCAATGAATCGAAGCGCGCGTCAATGTACTCTTTGAGCTTATCGGCGCGGTCGCTGGCCCAGATAAACCGCCAGTAAGTCAGGTCTACAGCCAGCGTGCGCACCATCTGCGGTGCTGTGCTGCTGCCGCCGAACGGGACGGTGTAGCGCGGAGCCAGCCGCGAGTCCACCTCGCCCTCCGCATCCGCAATGTTGTAGTCGGCGCGCTGTGAATCGACGCCGTCCTTGGCCACGTCCGCGTACCGGTTCACCACGTCCGACCAGTCAATGTATCTGCCGCCCATATCAGTCGGTCTCCATCTTGAACACGCGCACGAACTGGCGCTCGACATAGGTGTTGGGAGCGATCACCGCTTTCCACTCATTCACCAGCCACTGCGCGGAGCCGGGCATCAGGTGCGTGGCGTAGTACATGCCATTGCCGCTGCTGGTTGCCGCGACGCTATTCACCAGCGTCTCGTTCTTGTCGAGCACAGCGCTACTGATCGGGCTGGCCGTAGCCCCGGTGTTAACGAAGGTCACGAACAGCGTCGTGCCCGCGAGTTTTTCAATCACGGCTGGACGCATGCGTCAGTGACCTCCGACGTAGTTGGGTTGCAGGGTGCCGAGCACTATGGCATTGACCATGCCGAGGATGTTCTCCCCGATGCGCGCGCCAATGCGGATACGTACCTCAAACAGTTGCGCCGGGATGTAGCGTGACACGATGGCATCCGTGAGTCCGAGCAGCTCGGCAATGTCACGGCGCAGCACGCGGACCGTTACCACGCCGTCCTGCACGTCCACCGAGTCCGTCAACAAGCGAATGCGCCGCAACCAGCTCAGCTGCGTGTCGTTCAGCAACAACGCTTCCGTGGCAATAGTCGTGCGGAACACCGCGCGGCCAGACAGGTCTTGCATGACCATGGACTCTGACAGGATGCGTGTGTAGGTGGTGCCGAACCCCAGCACTGACTTAACAAGACCATCAACCAGCGTCACGGTTTCGTCGATAGTGCGTACCAGCCGACGCATGAAGATCAGCTCATCGCGTACCGTCAGGTCATCTTCGATCACGCGCCCGCGTAGCCGGTACTGCGTAACCTGTTCTACGATGCTCAGCGCATCGGTCAGTGCCCGCGTGCGGTACGTCCAGCTCTGCCCGGTGTCGCTGGTCACGGTGAGGTTGTCGCCGATCACGACAATCTGACTGCCTCCCGCGCGGATGATGTTCTTGATGAACTCGTCGAACATCACAATGGCGTCCTCAGTCGCCACTTCTTGAAACAGCCCACTGGCCTCCGTCAATTCCAGTATTTCCGACACGTCACGGCGGCGGAGCACCCAATAGTAGACGCCATCCGTCAGCGTAATGTTCTCGCTCGCGACGATGGTGCGTATGCTGCTGCCTCGCACGATGGCCTTAATAAACGACTCAATGACCGTGAGCGTGCCTTCCGCTGTTACCGCCCACTCCAGCGTGCGTCCCGTGTCATTGAGCGTGATGGGTTCCGTGGCGAGTATAGTGCTGATACGACCAGCAAACGCGCTCAAAGAGTCGATCAGCGTCAGCACGTCGGAACTCACCACCACGCGCCGACGCCAGTTCACCATGTTGTCCAACGTAGTCAGCTGCTCGGTGCTTTGCCGACCCAAGGTGCGACCAAAGGCGAGGCCGTCGGAGACCACTAACTGCTCGGTCAGTTGCGTTATGCGCTGACGCATCAGCCCGGTGTTGTCGAGCACCGCGAACGCATCGGCCAGATCGCGGCGGCGGTACACCCACTTAATCAACCCATCCGACACCACGACCGTCTCGCTCGTCACGCGTGTGATGATCGATCCACCACCAGAGATGACGGACTTGATGAACTCATCGAAGATGGTCAGGTTGGCCGTCGCCGTCACTACCCACGCAAAATTGCGTTCGGTGTCGTCCAGCATGAAACTTTCAGACTTCGTGCTGACATTACCGAGATTAAACAACGACGTGCTGTCGTTGATCGGTGCGGCGTTGAGTTCTTCAAAGTTCATGAGCGCCACACCGCCCCGCCCAATTCCACCGCCATGCCGCTGGTCACCATCGTGGAGCCGTGCATGTAGGGACTGAGCCACAGGGAGTTGCCTGGAATGCTGGTCGTGAAGAAACTGGACGCGTCGGCGATGCTACTGACATCCAATCGCCTCACGGTGTAGTCGATACGCGTGTTGTTTGGATCAGCCGTAAACTCCACCTCGTACCACGCCTGCGTATTGACGTTGAAGTAACTGCCGAGGTCTAACTGCACGGCGGGGCTGGCGCTGTTCGCACGCCAGATGCTGAGGTTGGTGCCCTGTAATGACCCGGCGTTGGCCCATCCGACAACGATGCCGTTCTGCAGTGAGGACGGCGGGAAAACGCTAGTCACTGCTCCCGTGGTATTCACCAGCCCCATGAACCAGTGCGATGAGTTCGGCACGATGGCAAAACCAAAGCGTTGCGAATACCGGAACCCATTGGCAACAACGACTGTTGGCTGCGCTAACCGCCACTCAATCGGGTTCTGCGCACTATTGGCTTGCGTAAGACGGATGCGCTCGTTCTGTTCGCGCGCAGAGGAGTTGGTCAACGTACCGGCAATTTGAGAATTCACCACCGTGGGCAGTGTCGCGCCCATGACATGCCATGAGGTGACGTTGGCAGCGGGCTTGATGTACTTGGTATCGAACGTCCAACGCACCGGATTGCGCTGTTGCGCGAATGCCGTCAGTCGCAGCTCGCACTTGGTGCCCGTGGCGAATGACGCCTGCGCCGTCGTGCCCTCATACCCGCGCAGCACCGTCAACACGTCGCCGCTGATCGCGATGCACTTGCAGATTTCCACGTTCACGCCATCGTCCAGCGTCACATGGAAGTAGTCGGGCGCTTGCGGCGTTGGGAACCGCGCACCGTGGCCGGACTGCAACGTCAGCGACGCTTGCGTGTTGGACGACACCGCCACGCTCAGCGTGCTCTTGGCGTTGTTGGTGAATAGTTGGAACGGCATTACCCTGCGATGCTCCGATTGATGCGGGCGTAGATGCCGCGATTGTTAGGTATTGCTCCGCCCGCCAATTGCTTGAACGCACCCGTCCACACGGCGCATTGCTTAGTCGCAGAAACGGTATACGTCGGATCGTAGCTGCCAGTTGTTGGTGCTGCTTTCCAACCAGCTCCAAATGAAACACCAAGAACCGCGTTGCTCTCTGAGAGCAAGGAGGTGAATCCTCCACCAATAGCAGGCGTGTCCAGCAGACGCTCATCTAGGCAAAACGACACGACAAGATCATTTGTAACAGTCGTTGTGACCGGGTTATTAACTGGGGTGCCTGCGGTGTTACCAGCGCCAGCATCAACATCCAAAGCCGAGGAGGTGGCAGCCCCGGTTATCTCAAACGCAAAAGCACCGGGGACACTCTGAGCGCTATCGTTGAATGTGAACGTATGCGACGCTCCACCCGTGCCGTTGACGCAAGCGTATATGTAAACTGTGTACCCGGAGTTGGTGTTGGTTAGAGGTCCGCCATTAGTCACTAACGCATAAGTATTGCCCTTGCTGTCCGTGACAGAGCGCGTGCCTCCGGTATTTCCAACACAACAAACAACGAAAATGCTACCCGAGGCGGATGTGGTCAATGCTCCTGTAGTAACCGTGTTGACGGCCCCTGTGGCCATGGCCGACATGGCTGCGCCGATTGCGATGCTCATATGACGGGTAACTCCGCACAGAACACGTCGGTTCGCCCGGCGTTAACGCCTAGCGAGGATGTGAAAAATAGCAGGTCGCCGTCAGGACTCTGGCAGTGGAACGGGGTCTTTTCATAAACGTAAGTATCAGGCTGCTGGTAGGTGTAGCAGTACAGCCGCTCATTGTCGTTGCTCATCCTGATAGCGCCGAAAGCCAGCCCGATGCGCCCGTAGGCAACGGGACGCACTAAGCCTGTTGGGTCGCCACTCGGATGCCAAACGTATATCACGTTGCCGGTCGGGTCATAGAAGTAAGTGCCCGACACCATTGCGCCAAGACTGGCCGCTTTTACCATGTGTCCGATGAAGTTCGACCCGGAAACTTTGTAGACACCAGAAATCGAATCAGCGCCGCCCATGTAACTTGTAAATGTGGCTGTGCACTTGTAGATGCTGCCGCTGTGCAGCGTCCACGTCGTTAGACTCAGGTTGTCTAGACTGTCTTCAGACTCCAGCACGAAATACTGATCGGTGCCCGTGTACGGCTGCACCCAGCCTTTGCCGGGATGGTAGTCACCGGTGAGTACAGGAACTCCGCTTTGGTTGGTGGCCACATTGGTCTTGGAGCCGTTCCACGCCGCCCCTTCACCAGGATCAGTGCCCGGTAGGATGCGCTGAAAGAAAATTGTTCCGTCAGCCGCTTCCGCTATGTACGCATCGAGCAGGCCATCTGAGTGCCCATAACCTTCCCACTGTTGTGTCCATGCCGTGACGTGGTTGGTGACCGGGAACCAGAACGCTTTGTCACGGGCATTGCCCGCCAGCGCGCAGAATTTCAACCCGCTATCAGCACCAATTCTCATGTCGTTGAGATTGTTGGTCTTGACGCAACTTCCGCCTGATGTGTACGCGCCGTACCCGGTCGAATTGACGTTCGCCCAAGTGTTCGCAGTACCGCCGATAGTGATGTTTGCGCCAGCTTTGGAGAGAACACGGACGTACTGTCCGTTCAGTGCTGTCATTCCACCCACGCCGCTGATCGTCAGGTAATCACCGACGTTTAGCCCTGTGAGACTACCGCTGAGCGTGAGTTGGCACGGGTTCGCCTGTGTCGCTGCTGTGATGGAGTACGATGTGCCAAAGGCGTCACCAACACCCGCGTAGGTGTAGATCGTGCCGGTGTCCAGTTCGATGTACTGCACAGCATAGGTGTCGCCACCTGCATCGGTGGTGTGCAACGACATGCAAGTGCCATCCCAAGTCTGCTGGCACCAATAGACGTACTGCCCATAGATGTCGATGCTGGCAGTTGCGCCGGTGAAGATGGAATTGGCCGCGTAAGCCCCGGCATTGACATCATAACGATGCAGCTTCGCCCCCGTTCCCGCCCCGACCCCGGAGCCATCGGTAGCGAAATACAGGATGTGCGGCTCAGATGCCTTCTTTGAGAAACAGTAGGCGAGCCGAGACGTTGACGACAGCGTGTAGGAGACATCCGACAGGACGCCCACACCACGCTGGTAGTTCATCATGCGACCACCAGACCCGAAAGCCTCGTAAATCACATGCACGGTGTCGTTGCCGGCCCCATAGCGGCGCGACACGTCACGCCCGCCAGTGGTGTAAAGAATGCCGCAGGACGTGTTGCCGACCGGCGTCGATGCGTTTGTCAACCGACGAATCGGCACGCCGGTGCTGCAAGTCCATGTTGAGTTAACCGCGAGCGAGGTGCCGCCTGCGGCTGCGAGCGCATTCCAGTCGCCGAGACCCTGCGCGGCAACGGGCAGTTGCGTGATGTCAAAGGTGTTGCCGCTGCTCACCGTCTTAAGGCGCGCCGCACCGTATCTTCGCTGTCGCTTCCACTGCGCCATCTTAGTGACGAAGCTCCTGCCACGCGGCGTTCCCACAATTGCCGTAGCGCCCTTTTGGTACGCCGCGAATATTTTCCCCGCGCAATATTTGGTACAACGCGGTGCGATTGCGCCCGGCGATCTTCGCAGCCTCGACAACGCGCCCGCCACACTCCTCAAGTACCTCAGCGAGATACTCTTGAGCGGCTTTACGCAAGTGCTCGTCCAATGTCAGCCGCATGGCGCTGCCACTGCTGAGGTTGACGTAGTTGACCACCACTGCACGTCGGCTGGCGCTACTCGTTTAAACTTGGACCCACGGTACGTGAACACCACCGGGCCGTCACAAGCCTTCCCGGCAGGGACAAACCCAGCGAGCACGTCGGAACGTGCGCCATTGGCGAGAATCTTGTAGGCCGGAGCCACATTCGCTCCCACCACCACGGCTATCGTGACGTTACTCGGCGGATTCGGCACAACGATCGCCGTGCCGGTCACGGTGGCCGTCACGGTGGTAGCACTCGGCGCGGTCAGCGTCTTGCTGGCAACCGAGCTCTGTGCCGATTCCGTGCCTGCCGTATTGCGCGCGGTGAGCGAGAACTCCCACGCGCCCGGCGCTAAACCCGTGAATGTAAATGCACTACGCGGTGCAGCCAGGGTTTGAACAACAGCAAACGGGGCGGTTCCGACGCGGCTATAGACGCGATAGTCCTGAAGATTCGTCAACGGTGTCCCATCAGTATTTTGGATCGGTGGCGTCCAACTGAGGGCCGCAGTCGTATCGCCCGGCTCGGTGCATGTCAGCGTGTAAGCAGTCGCTCCAGTCGTGGATTTAGTCACGACTTCAGATCCGCTGACCGCTTTGGTGCCAGACCAGCCGCCCGAAGCGATACAGCCCGTTGCACCAGTGCTCGACCATGTGAGGGTGAGGCTCAAAGGCACAGCGCCAGTCGTGACGCTTGGTGTCAGTGTCACGGTAGGGGCGGCAATTGCCGATAACGGTAGCAACAAACTAAGCAGCCACTTCTTCACGATGAACCTCCTCGTTAACCTTTACGAATCCAACATCCTGATGGCACTTCTCGCACAGCGAGTAAGGGCTGGTCTGAAGCAATGACAGGTCGTCTGTCACGTTGCCGAATACGCCAATGCCCGTGGCGTCGAATGAGCAGCGCGTCAAGCGCCCGTCGCTCAGCACCATGGCCCAGCCACCCAACACCCACGGACACATGCTGCGCTGCGCACTCACGTGCCACTTGATCTGCCCTGCCCAGTCCGTTGCGCTCACGGCGGCGTCTACGCTCACACCCGCTATCAGCCCGGCACGCTTGAGCGCCTCCACGGCTGGCCCGGCACGCTCCGGACGATGTAGCGACACGTACACGCGTGGGCGGTAGGGCTTGAGCGCCATGGCCAGTGCATCGGTCATCAGCAACCCATTGGTAGCTAGCACCAAGTCTTGCGTCTCACCCAGTCGCTCGCGCGCTAGCGCTACAAAGTCCACGAACTCCGGGTGCATGGTGGATTCACCGATGCCTGCGAGGTTCAGTGAGGACTGCGTGCCTTGATGCTTGAAGTACACGGCCCACTCCAACGCCGCCTCGAAGATGCCGCGCGGCATATCCTGCTTGACCCGCGTCATCGTCGGGTGCGCGCAGTATTTGCATCGCAGATTGCACCGCGACGTAATCTCGATCTGGTGAATGTTGGTGAGGCGGATCATCGCAGCACCCCGATCAGCCGCGCTATCGCTGCGCGCGCCCGTTCCAAGTCACCCGCGATGGCTTTCTGGCAGTGGTCTTTGCCCAGTACATTCAATGCACGGCTCAGCCACCGCGCCCACCACATGGAGTTCTGCTTGTCGCGCATCTCCATCCCGGCACGAGCGGAGATGGTGATGCACTGCCCCGGCCACACTACGCTACTGACAAACACGTCAATGGCGCAGAGGACCCGGAACACAAGTGAATTGCTGAAGCCCATCAGTCCTCCTCAAGTCGTGTGTGACACGTCGTGCGATCCCACGCGGATGCGGTAGGTGAGGTCCAGCAGGTCGCTACCTGCCAGCGTCACGCCGAGTCCGTTGGTCGCCGCGCCGATGATGCCCGTGCTGGCGTGCGAGTTCGGGAAGTCCGCCATGAACACGGTATCCAGCGCCACGCTCGTGACCGAGTCCGCTGCGCCGCCAATCGTGCACTGAAGGAAAATCCACTCGCGCGACTGCGCGCTGGTGCCCGTGAAGTTGCTGGTCTTGCGCTTCACCTCGCCCAGTCCCGCCTGCACGCTCGCGAGCGAGTGCGTGGCCGTGGATGAGCCGACGCCGATGATGTACAGCGGCGACGTGCCCGTTGCGTTCACGGCGCGGTTGGCAATGCGGTTCAGCCCCGCACTGGTGACAACGTTCTTCAGTTCCTTCTCGGTCAACTGCCGCCAACCGCCCGAACCATCGGCGCGGAAGGTCCGGACACGGATCGTGCCCAACGGTTGAAGCTGGTCAGCGATCAGGGTCTCAGAGGTATCGGTCTTCATATAGCTTAGTGCTCTCCTGTAGAAGTTTGTGCGACAGCTTGGTGTAAAAGTCGCGTGAGTGGAATCGTCCCTTGATATTGAATGACACGGCCAGATCGGGGGCGATGTCATTCTTGGTCTTTACGTCGATCTCTGCATCAAAGCCGCCGCCCGTCGTCACAACGCAGTGCGAGTAGTACTGCATAGCGTCAGCGATCATGCGTACCGGGGCGTCCGGTCGTGCGCACATCTCCTCCATGATCCGGATGCCTTCCAACGCCTGATCGCGCTGCCATGGCATCACCTGCCCGCCCGTCTGCTGCTGCTCGAACATCAGCCCTTGGGCAATGTCACGGACCATGAGGAACTTGTTCAGATCTCGGTTCGGGAACTTTTTGCGGTCACGCATCAGCAGTGGCAGGTTGCGCTCGTACCGAGCCCGGCGCGTGCGCTCGTCCACGTACCCGGCATGCAAGAACTTCATGTCGTGCCGTACCAGCGACCACGTCACCGCCTTGCCGATCTCCGTCTCCGGGTGCTCGTGCACCACGCCATAGAACTTGATGCCCTGACGGTTGCGGAACAGCCGGCACGGAAAGTCTGTGGTCAGCACCTGATCGGGTTCGGCGCTGTAGTGCACCTGCGGGAACCCGAAGCCGTTGTGCATGCTGGGACGCAGGAACATGCTGATGCGTTCCGCATGGCGCAGCTCTTCGTCCGCGTCGCACCACAGAATCCAGTCGCCGCTGGCCTTGGCGATGCTCTCGTTCCGTGCCTCATCGAACCCGTCACGAACCGCCGAGCGCTCAGCCGTGCCGATAATGAACGGGCGATTAGGGAAATCGCTGGCCAGTTCATTCGCAATGCTCAGCGTGCGATCACGGGTCGTGGGGTCGATGCAGATGATGACCTCATCCACAAAGTCCACGAATGACTCCACGCATTTGCGCAGCGTCTTTTCTCCGTCCTTAACGATGAGACATGCGCTAACCGTCTGCCGTGGGGCGTAGTTACGGAGCTTGCGCTCGTAGTCGATCTTGCGGGAGCCGAACGTTTCCGTTGGCCACACCGCCCACACAAAGCTGCCCAAGGCCGCGCCTGCCCGGTCATGCGATGCGGGAGCCTGCATGATTTCATGCCGGTCTGCGCCGCACAGGTCCTCGATATCGGCGCGCTCGTACAGCCGCAGATGCTCGCGCCCCGTACGGAACGCCTCGGTTCCCTGCCACTCCCAGCGCCCCGTGGGCGTGGTGAAGATCAAACAGCCGCCGGGTGCCAGCAAGCTGCGCATCTGCTGCAGGAACTCGTCCTGGCTGCGCACATGCTCCAGCACCTCAGCGGCAATAATCACCTCGTACTGGCCCTGCTGCCAGTAGTCGGAACCGAGTGTGACGAACTCGGCGTTCTTCGCCCCGACCTTGTCCTTCCACTTGTTGGCGGCTTCGATGGCGCGGAAGCTGATGTCCACCCCTACGAAGTCGCAATCAGCAAAGGTCTTGGCCAGTGGAATGCTGTAGTGCCCGTGGGCGCAGCCGTAATCCAGCACGCGCATGTGACCACGATGTTCGTTCTTCGCTTCCGCCAACAACGACAACACCCCACGATACCGCGTGCTGCTGGTCACGTCCTCGCCGATCACGTTCTGCTCATGCTCGTCGTAGTACGCGGTCTGGTGCTTCTTGTAGTGCGCCTCGTAGGTAGCGTCGGACTCAGTGAAAGCGTACATGCGGTGCACTTCTTGACGCGCGTTCTCCGTAACAGAGTCGGCGCTATCGGTCGGCAGCGAGCGCGCATCCAACACCCACCGTGCAAAGTCTATGTCGCTGTGCTCGATGGCGTGACGCAGGACTGCGGGCGTGGTGTTGCGCTTGGCGAAGCACTTGTCGATCACGTCCTCAAGGCAGTCAGCCGCGTCCGACCACTTGCGGGAGCGGGCTGCAACAGATTGCAGGTCCTTCGCGGCTTCCAGCCACTCGCTGCGATCGCCACTAGCGTAAGTGTTGATGCGCGCAACGAACATGTCCTCGTCCGCCTTCCCATCTTTCAATGGGATCAGCGTTGTGCCGGAACCTTTGCACGTCTCCGTCAGTGCGGCGCACTCACTCGTAAGCATCGGCAAGCCCGCATGCATGGCTTCCATCGCCGTGATGCAGGACACTTCCTCGAATTCCGTGGGGTAGCAGAGCAGGTCGCAGTGCTGTTGCAACGACGCAAGCTGGAGCTTGGTCAACGCGCCCAGGAATGTAACGTTGGGCAGCGCGCGACCCCACTCCTCCAGCTGCCCGTAGAACTGCTCCATCTGCGGCACGGTATTGTCGTAGCCGCACACCACCAGCTCAGTCGCCGTGTCGCGCAGTCGATCCATGATGCCGCCCGGACGCACGAGGTGCTCCAACCCGCGCTCAGGGCGCGACTGGTAGAGCATGATGAACTTGTCCTCGGGGAGCTGAACCACTTTCTGCTCACCCACAGTGAACGTGCCGACCTTGTCGATACTGGCACTGCGCGCCACAGGCACAATGCCTTCGATCTGGTCCGCGTACAACGCCGGGTCAACGCCATTGGGCACCACGTGCAACACGGCTGGGTTGATGTTCCAGACCTTCTGCACCTGATCCGCGTGCCACTGGCTGACGCACGTGATCGCGTCGCACTGCCATACGCCCGCCATCATCTGCGCACTCGAGCGGTAGAGGGCAAGGTCGTGAAGCTGCCAGATGCACACCTTGGCGGCAAACTGGCGATGAAACGCATGAGGCCAACGCTGCACAATCAGCACGTCGTGCGGCGTGTTGCGGGCGTACAGCTCGAAGCGACTGCCCAGAGGCGAGTCCTTGGTCACATCGCCCACGTGCATGTAACGCACGTTGTCGCACTGACTGTCAGTCTTCTCGTTGTTCCACACATTCACATTGTGGCCACGCGCCGCGAGTTCGCGGGCAAGGTAGTACGCTGCGCTTTCGCTGCCGCCGAGCGACTTGGTCTTGACCGTGTCGCCGTTGAACGGCATACCGAATGCATGGATGTTGATTGTCAGCCCACGTTTTTGCGTTGTCTCATTCACTTCACTGCCTCCAGAATTGTTGATGACTGCTTACTTGCGTTCGATTGTGGTCGGGGCCGCTGCCGCAGCAGGGGCCTTGGGAGCCGAATCAGCCGGTATTGCGCCGATGCGCGCCAGCTCTCCGCGCCAATGCGCCTTGCGCAGCGACGGCAGAGAGTCAGCCGCTTTCACGCAGCGTGACACTTGTTCGGCGTGTGCCTTGCTGGCGGCCACATCCACGCCACGCGCGGCGTCGCCTTCCAGCCCCTGAAACTCTGCGACCAGCGCGGTGTCCGCTGCCGACTGCTCTGCGTCCAGCTCCACGGCTGTGCGCTTGCCGTCCTTGTCCGTGTGATGCCAAATACCCATCGTCGTTCTCCTGTCTGTGAAAACAAGCGGGGCTCACAACCCCGCTCACTTGGACTAACGCCTTAGATCAGCCCGTTGGCCTGCGCCGAACCCACGCCGGTGATGATCGCGCTGTACTCACCACCAGTGACCTTTTCGTCCTGGTAGTAGGCCAGCTCGATGCCCTCGACCTTCGACCGCGTCTCGAACTCATGCCGCGTCACGCCCATCGGCGTGCCCAGTTCGGGAGCCGTCCAGCGGAACGAGTACATGAATGACGGGGCTTCCAGCGACGGTGCCATCGGGGCGTAGTACGCCATGACAGCATCAGCCGGGAAGTAGTTGCTGAAGGTCGCGGTCTGCGCCTCGTTGCCGGGGTTGTAGAACCCCTCGGCGACGAGCAACCGGTCAACTTCGAACGCCGCCTGGATGCCCTGACGGCTGACATTGTTGCCGCCGTTGTTGAGACCCATGACGAAGTTGCGGAAGTTGCTGTTGCGACGAGCGAAGTTGTACGCCTGCCAGCCAAAGATCAGGCTGTTGGGCTTCTGCGCCGTGACACGCTGCACCTGCTCCATGGCCTTCCAGATGGTGCTGACGGGGTCGCCCACGTTCGCACCACTGGCCGCCCACGAGCTGCCCGTCAGGAACGTCGTGCCCACGCCCGCCACAGCGGCGAGCAGAATGCGACGATCCCAGTCGAGCATGAGCTTGTCCTGCAGGTACCGCACCGCACCCGTTTCCAGCTCGAACGTGAACGTGGCGTCCATGTTCGCCCGGTCCTCAATCGGCAGGTCATAGGCCAGCGCGTAGTTCTTCACGCTGTACTGTGCGCTGCTGACCGAACGCGTCACGCGGTTGGCTTCTGCGCCACGCGACCGATTGGTCTTTTCAATCGCGAACGCCTCACCACGGTTGAACACCGGGTAAGAGTTCGTTTCCTTTGCGACCGACACGATGGGCGCGATCTGATCGGCGATCATGCCCCCCGGACGGTAGTTGATGGCGATTTGCGTCAACAGAGTGTCGACATGTAAATCGCGGCCTGTTGCTGAACCCATTGTTTCAAAGTCTCCTGTTGGTTTGGGTTGTTAACTGCGCGATTACACGCCCGTCCACAAGGACAGCTGCGTGAAGTCCACGAGCGCCTGGAACAAATCTCCAGAGGCCGCAGTTTCCAGCGCACGTCCGATGTGGGCGAAGCCTGAGTTGGCAGCAAAGAAATAACCGGACGACCCGGTCATGACGGGATAGCCCAGCGTGCTCACAGCAGCGCCAGCCACGCACTTGGCGATGCCCTGATATGCGTAGGTGGCCTGATCGCCAGAGCGAGTAGACGACCACAGCACGCCAATGGCTTGACCGGAAGCACCAGCGACGGGGTTAGCCGCCACGAGCGTACCGGCGATCGTGATCGCGCGGAACCGTGAGGCCTGTGCAGACAAATCTGCCGTAGCCTGCACGGTGTACAGTTCAACGTTGTTTGAAGTCGACATGGATCAGTTAGTCTCCCTGTTAGTTCAGCGCCGCGCGAGCGACCTGATCCGGGTGGAACTTGTACCGCGTGCCCAGTTCAGTGTTCGCAGCGAACACTTCCTTGGCCGCCCCTGCCAGCTGTTCCCACGTCGGCGCGTGGATGTTGCGGCTCTTCAGCAACGCCTGCGCGCGCATCAGGGCTTCAACGTCCGGGGAGGTGCCCGGGGGCACTTCGCCATCGGCGCGGTCGAGCGAGAACTTGGTGACCTTGGCCTTGCGGCGCGGCAGCGGCGAGGGGTTCTCGCGCACGAACTGCTTGGCGTCGTCCACAGTGACCGCCATCACCGCCTCATCGTCGTCCAGCTTGTACACGCGACTGAAACGCTCGCGGGCGGCGGGAACGATTTCCTCGTTGTCGATCGCGGCAGTGAACACTGCGGCCAACGCCGCACGGCGCTCGTCACGGTCGCGCTTGGCCACGGCCGCTTCCAGGTCAGCAGCCTTCTGCTTGACGGACGAGAACGAGGAAATTTGGCTCTTCAGCCGCGAATTCTCGCCCTCTGCTTCGGTCACGCGGTTCGTGAGCTGCATGATCTTGTCGAGCAACTCCTGCGCCGTCGGACCGGACTTGTTGTCGTCTGACATTTTTGTCTTGTCTCCAATATTGATGGGTTGATAATCCGCCCGCGTAAACGCCACGCACCCACCGTTCGGCAACGAGGCCGCACTCCGGGTAGCGTCGAACG